CTTATTACAGGTGGATACGAACAAGAACAAGCGTATCAAAATGACTGGCAACTCTTCAATGATGAAGATTGGACAATCACATCAACAGGTGGATCTGACTTTCAACTAGCAGAATATGCTGGTGGATGGTTAAGACAAGGAGACAATGCTCCTGCTGCTGGTGAAATTCAAGGTATTGCAGGACCACAGGTTTGGCAATTTAACGCAAACCAAAAATGGTGGTTCGAAACTAGCATTGCAGTTACCGACGTGAGTGACTTAAACACTTGGGTAGGATTTGCTCAAAATGGTTATGCAGACTCAGATACTTTACCAACTGACGGTATCGGGTTCTCACACTTACAAGATACAACTACAATACAATTCATTTCTAGAAAAAATGGAGCTGGTGTATCTTTTGATATGTTGAGTTCAGCAGGTGGATCAAATTTCACTTTCGAAGATTCAACTATTCCAACACAAACAGCTACAGTTCAAGCGATTCCAGGTAACTCAGTTAGACTAGGTTTTGCTTATCAACCAGCTGGAAGTGAAATAGGTGTAACTGCGAACCAATTTAAATTGTACTTAAACGGAAATGCCGTTGGAGTACAAGCGGCTACGACTGTGCCTGATGATATTGCATTAGAACTCAATATTATGGGTGCACACAAAGGTACAAATGCTAATCATTTAGTATGTGATTACTTTAATACATTCCAATCTAGAGTGGCTGGAACAGGCGTAAGCGCATAATAATTAATATGGTGCTCCTTCGGGAGCACCTTTAATTTAATAGGAGAAAAAATGTCAACATCATATTCAAGTGATCAAACAACCTTACTTATGGATACTATAGGTTCTGATACTTTATCAAGAGCAGGTAGAGCTAGGATTACTTCTATTCAAGGAAAAGGAATAGCAAGTTCAGTTTTAAAATTACATGACTGTGCATCAGCAAGTGATGCGGCTGCAGGTAATTTGGTGGCTACTTATAAATATGGAACTGAAGGATTAGAAGTATATGTCCCTGGTTCAGGTATCCTGTTTAAAGATGGAATTGTATTTAATTTAGCTGGAGCAAGTGGAAGCGTTACGGTAACGATCACAGGAGCGTAGTCGAATGGCTACTATCACTTATACAGTCACTGTAGCTTCAGGGACTAACCAATATGGAACAGGTAACAAGTTCTATATTAATGGTGCCGTAAGTCCTGATTTAAATTTAGTTGAAGGTAATACATATATCTTTGATCAATCAGACAGCACTAATGGTACACACTATTTAGCATTTTCAACAAGTGCAAATAATTCACCAGCTGCACCATATACAACTGGAGTAACGGTTACAGGAACGCCTGGCACAGATGGTAAAACTACAATTGTAGTTGCAACCTATGCTCCAACTTTATATTATTATTGTACAGCACACGCTGGAATGGGAGCAACAGCTTTTACTCCTGCTGCAGGATCAATATCAAACCAAGCAACTTTTGAATCTACATTTACAATTGATGAAGTAATTGAAGATGCATACGAAAGATGTGGTGTTCAAGGTATTACAGGTTATCAATTAAAAACTGCTAGAAGATCTTTAAACATTTTATTTCAAGAATGGGGAAATAGAGGTATTCATTATTGGGAAGTAGGAAATACAAATGTATTATTAGTTCAAGGCCAATCTGAATATACTTTCTATAGATCAACAGCAGATGGAGCAAGTTCAACAACAGCAGGTGGAACTAGCACAACATCAACATACGGTTTAGCAGATATTTTAGAAGCTAGTTATAGACAAAATTATAATAATACAAGTCAATCAGATTCACCATTAACTAAAGTTGATCGATCAACATACACAGCATTTTCTAATAAAACTGCATTAGGAACACCTTCTCAATTTTGGGTTCAAAGGTTTATTGATAAAACTACAATGACATTATATCAAACTCCTGATTCTTCAGCTGCAGGTAATTATATTTATATTAATTTTGTAAAAAGAATTACAGATGCAGGTGCTTATGACAATGTTGGTGATATACCAAATAGATTTGTGCCTTGTATGGTTTCAGGTTTAGCATATTATTTAGCACAAAAGTGGGCACTTGAAAGAGTGCAACAATTAAAATTATTATACGAGGATGAATTATCTAGAGCTCTTGCGGAAGATGGGTCACCAACAAGTGCATTCATATCTCCTAAAACTTATTACCCAACTGCGAGTTAACAATGGCTAAATTTGCACAAGGAAGATTTGCTTTATCAATATCAGATAGATCAGGACTAGCGTTTCCATATACTGAAATGGTTAGAGAATGGAATGGAGCGTGGGTGCATATTTCAGAGTTTGAAAAAAAACAACCACAACTTCAACCACGACCTTTTACAGCAGATCCTCAAGCTTTAAATTTTGTTAGACCTGCAAGAGTAGAACCTGCAACTGATGATATATTACCGAACGATCCTTTTACAACTGCATCCAATACAACCCTTACTGTTTCATTTTTTAATAGTGGTTTACAAGTAGATGATCAAGTAAGATTTAGTGATGTTAAATTTCCTGTAGGTGGTGTATCAATAGCAGCATTACAATTAGAAACTACATTAAGTGCAGCAGTAACAGCAAGTGATACAACTATATCTTTAACAAGTACTACAAATTTTCCGACAGCAGGTTTTGTAATGATAGAATCTGTTAATACAGATACTACATCTTCAAGCTATGGTTCATTTCAAAATGAAGTTATTGAATACACAGGAATATCAGGAAGTGATTTAACAGGTTGCACTAGAGCAACTTCAGTTCCGTATCGTGGTAGAACATTAACTAAAACTACAGCAGTTGCCCACCCATCAGGTTCTAAAGTATTTGGTTCTTTTAAAGTTGCATCTTTAATTCAAACATCGTATGTAAATGATGCTAACACAACAGTTTACGAATATAATAGTTTTACAATAACACTTCCAAGTGCGGCTACAGGAAGTGAAACAGGAGGAGGGTTTAATTGTTTTGTTGGACCACTTAACGAAAGACCTTAATTATGGCATACACACTTTCAAATTTACAAACAGACATTAGAAACTACACAGAAGTAGACAGCACAGTTTTAACTGATGCAATTGTAAACACATTTATTGTGAACGCAGAAAATAAAATATACAGAGAAGCTGATTCTGACGATAACAGATTTTATGCTACGTCGACTCTGATTACAGGCAATAGATATGTAACTATTCCATCTGATTTAAGAGTTATCAGATATATTCAATTAAAAAACACGAATGTAAATCCAAATACTCAAACATTTTTAGAAAAAAAAGACCCATCATACATGGCTACTTATTATGATACCCCTAGCACAGCTGAAGGTATACCTAAATATTATGCTAATTGGGATGCTAATTTTTGGGTTGTAGCACCTACACCAAATGCTCAATATGAAATTACAATGGCTTATATTAAACAGCCAACTAGTCTAACTGATACTTCAGTAAGTACCACAGGCACATATTTATCAAATAAATATCAAGACCTACTTTTATATGCAGCTTTGGTTAATGCATATGGGTACTTGAAAGGTCCAGTAGATATGATACAATACTATCAAGGCACTTATAAGGAAGCTTTACAAACGTACGCGATTGAACAACAAGGTCGTAGACGCCGGGACGAATATCAAGATGGAGTTATTCGTACACCTCTTAAATCACCATTTCCATCAGAATACTAAGGAGATAAAATATGGCGAACGTAATACCTAACG